TTGTTGTTGAGTTAAGTTTTCAAGTCTTAATTGATTTATCTCATCTAATAAGGCATCAATTTCTTCTGTATTTTGATTAACTCCAACGTATTCTGTACTTCGTTTTATTAATTCTGTATGGGAGTTAAAATCCCCACTTATAGGTATATCATAGAATAAATCATCATAATATTGAAAAAATTGTTCTACCGTTACAGTAGGGACTACTTCATCAACTTGTGGTTTTATTAATTGGGAAAATTCAGTATTAATTACATTAGGGTATGTAACTTTACCATAAACTTTTTTGTTTAATTCAACTTTTTCCGCCATTATCTAACTAATTTAAAGTAATTTAATGGGTCTTCTATAACTACAGTTTCACCATCTGAAAGTATAGTTTTGATAACAATTTGATAATATCTTTCAGGTTCTAAACCACTCATATAAATTTTAAAATAATTACCTGAATTATTACAACTTACTTTTGTGAATGTAGTATCAAAGTCAATTACCATTTCTTCAGTTTTAGCATCTTTTAATGCCCAATAAGTAGTAACAGGTAATGCTTTTGGAACTAAATATACAGAAGTGGTAGAAAATGCTCTAGCTGGAAATCTATCTCTTGCTCTTAATGTAAAAGTATAAGTAGTTCCTTCAGAAAATTCGCTTTTTAAATTTGAAATTGCAGGAACAAAATCTGAGGTAGTGATTTGAGTTAACGTAGTACTATACGAACTATCATCCCATTTTAATTCTAATTGTGGAGGATAAATAGTATGACTATCCATTGAGAAGAATTTAGTAATCAATGGGGTTGTACTACCTTCTATACTTGAAGAAAGTTTTAATAAAAATCCATTATTAGGAATTGAACTTGATACCCAAGAATTAACAATAGAAGTAGTATTCATGTTAATATCTTTATTATCAATATAAGTAAAGGATTGAGAAGATGGTGTATTAATAAAAGAACTACCAGTAGAAGCCCAATTAGAAGTTGTTGTTCTACTAATCCAAGTACATCCTACAGTAGTAATAGGGGTATCAGCAGATTTACCTAATCCCATATCCCAACTTTGAGAAAGTGGGTAAGCATAAATTGTATAATCTATAGGTAAAGTAGCGTTTGCTAAAAATAATCTAAGAGAAGCACTATAAGCACTTCCACTTATAACATTAGTAATAACATCAGTTATTTGTGAAGTAGGAAATTGAATTAAAGCACGGTTTACATCGGTATTAAGTGCAGTAATATCAGTTTCATTTGAAATTTCCAGAATTTCATCTCTACCAAAGTTTTGGGTACTACGATATTTAGAGATAAAAGTATCTTTCTCCGGGAATATTTTATAAACAGCCATAAATCTAATATATATTATAAATATACATTAAGACTATCTTTTATAAAGTAACTACTCTACCTTGTATATCAGTTGTTAAATTTTTAACTTCAAAAATACTAGGATCTAAAGAAGGATAAATAATATTTTTAATAGTTGCTCCTGGTATATCATAAGCATATCTAGAATATCCTAATGAAACTCCAGCCTTATTTGTAATATTAATTTTTGGAATGGATTGAACACCTTCTACTTGATCTAAAATACTATAAAGTTCTGAAAGTATAATTGGTTGGTTTATTTGCCATTTATCAACATTAAAATATGATTGTAAGGTTTGTAAACAACTATTTAATACTGCTTTATTATTATTATTTGGTCTAACAATTATATCAAAATCTACTCCTATATTGATAATAAAAGCTTCTTTAATATTAACTGCATCTGTTAACATTCTATATTCAGAAAGAAATACTTTTAAGTTTTGTTTTAAAGCAGGGCTTGGTGCAGATAAATTTCCATTATTATTTTTAGATAAAATATAAAGTGAGATAGCGTTTGGATTATTAGTAGCTAATAAATCTGTTTTAAAGTTTACAGCGATACTTGCATCTTGATTAACATATGCTTTAGAAACTGAACCAAATTTAGAAGGTAAAGATAAGGTTCTAATTATATAATCGTCTTTGGTTATAGCTCTTAATTGGGTTGGATAAGAAGCTAAAGTATTTAAACGTATATCTTCATTTGTATCTCCATCTCCTCCACCTATAGCTGCGGCTTCATTTGTAAAAGCAAGTGAATTTAAAACTGTTGTTGATAAACCTGGGTCTAAATTCCCTCCTGCAAATGAAGAAACAACTCCAACATTATTAGTTAATGTATTAGCTGGTACATTAGATATAGCTCCTCCTCCTTTTAAATAATTTACTGTTAAAGTAGTATTTGATGGGGCAACACCATAAGTTTGAGTATATAAAAAGTTAGAAGGGTCCCAAGCAGTAGTCATTTTATCTACTCCATAAGGTAAACCTAAACCTATATTATCTGGGTTTGGAATAATTTCTTCATCGGCTCCTGCTGATACACCGGAACCAAATTGCAATTCTAAAGTATTATTGGATCTAAAACGAGAAATAAATCTTCTAGGTACTTTTTTTAATTTAAGTAAATAAGGAGTAGTATCGTTATATTGTGCTAAAGTTGGATCATTCTCTGCAGTATTAGCTGTAGGTTCAAAAATTGTATCTTGAGCTAAATAAGGTACTTCATACCATAAATTATTATCAGTATCCTTTACAGTAACTATTTCTAATATGTTAGTATCAGTAAGAGTTACGGTAGGAAAACGTTCAGGATTACCAAATGTAAATGTCGTTGATGTTAAAGTTCCCGATGAAGCTTTAGCCTGTTTTTTAAGTAAATAAAAATTAGCGTTATTTTGAGCATTAGTAGAATATACTGAAATTTCAAGATCTGAATTAGAACCAGTTTGTGAAAAATCTACTTTCTCATTTATGTAAAATTGAGTATTAGCATCTAAACTAGAAGCAACTCTAGCTCCTTCTTCTAAAATTAAAGCATATTTAAAATCTGGTACATATTGGCTTCCTGATAGAATTGAAGGTACTACTTGATATATAGTCATTGTAGTAGAAGCTGCACTAGATACTTTAGGACGATATCCAAAGTTATAAGCTATAGCTAGTAAATTTTTTCTTTGTTTAGCAAATTGTAAGAAATTTTCTTGAATTTGGTTATCAATATAAAAAGACATAACGTCTCCTACATAAGAAGCCATTTCAATAAGCATCATACCAGGAGAAGTCTCACTAAAATCATTATAAGTGTTTGGATAGTAGGTTTTAGCAAAATTAAGTAATTGTGCTTTTAAACTATCGAAATCACGATTTAAATATTGTACTGTTTTTGAATTAGCCATTATTGAAATTTATTAAAATCTCGTCTTTTATATTACCATTTTTTATAGAATAACTAATATAGATTTGAAGAAAGTTTTGATCAGGGGAAGCATTAACCGATAATTTATCTAAAGTTACTTGTGGAAAATAATCACTTAATCCAAAAGATATAATATCTTCCATGTTTTGAACGGTACCTTGAGTTATTTGTTCAAATAATTGTTCTCTAATACCTGCTCCTAGATTAGGATTCATTATTCTTTCTCTTTTTCCAGTAAGAAAGAAATTTAAAATATTGGATTTAATAGCATTTGGAGTGGTATAAGTAATATTTAACCCAGTTGGACCATCAAATGGTAATTGAATTCCTACCCCTTTACTAGGAGATAGATCTAAAGGATTAATATTAAATATATTATATGCCATTATATTTTACCGTTCTCTTTTAATTTACCCATTAAACCTGAGAAATCTGGTACAACATCAATACTAACGTCATTTATATCACGTACAGGACCTTGTGATTTAATCATTTCATCTACTGATGCTACTACTGGTGTGTTTGAACCACCCATCATACCTGGGGCTCCACCACCCCAACCTACTGCATCAGCTGCACTATAATTACCTCCATTTAAATTTCTCCATTCACCTGCTTGAGCAGTTTCATTTAAAATATCTAACATAGGATTACCTGTTGAAGGTAAAGGTTTTATTTCTTCAGCAATTATATCTGAAAATTTAGGTTTGTAAGTAGATTCTACTTTAGAGTAAGGTTTGGTAGATATATTATTAGATCTATTTTCTGTTAATTCAGGTTTACTAGCAGATTTAACTGCTTCAAGTAGAATGTCTCTCATTTCTTCTTGAATAGCCTTTTTTACTTCTTCTCTAATTACTTTTCTAAAAGCGTCTAAATTCATGTTTATAAATATTTAATATTATAACTTATTTTAATCAGGTGTTATAGGACCCACAATGGTATTATTAGGATCTAATCCTGTTGATGCTACTATATATATTATTTCTTGATTATTAATATTATCATTACCATCAGCAGTAG